GTCAAAGAAGAGATGAAGCAGATCCGGGCTGCTACTAAGAAGCTCGATGCTGAGGCGGCCTCTGCCTCCGAGCTCGAGCGCATGACCCGCGATCGCGTTAACTGGATGCTCAACCTTTCCGGCGACCAGGACAAACGAAACTCCTGGAAGCTCTACGAGTCTGAGCTCACATCCGCCCAGCAGACCGCCCGCGCCGCCAAGGTCGGCGTCGACACTCAGCTTGCCAGGCTCGTCGCTGAGCAGAACACTGCGAAGTTCGAGTCCGATATCGGCAAGATGTCTCCGACCCTTCGTAACCTCCTTCTCCCCATCCTCAGGATTCTCCGTAGATGATCCGTTCTGCCTACTCCGAGCGCCTCCGCGTCCAGCTTCACATGGCTGAAGGCGAGGTCACTCGCACTCAGCAACACTTCAAAGAGGCTTGCGACATCAACAACATTGTCGCCCGCTTCGATAAGACGGGCCTCGTTCATCACCTGGCTGGCGGCGTGCCTCGCTACGCCGACGTGTCCCAGGTCCCCGATTTCAAGACCGCCATGGATCAGATCACCATGGTCGGTCAATACTTCGAGCAGCTCCCTGGCGAGCTTCGCGAGCATTTCTCCGGCCCGGCCGACTTCATGGATCGTGCTAACGATCCCGATACCCGGGCCCTCTTCGCCTCTCATAAGATCCCCGCGGATGCCCCTCCCTTCTGGGTTCCGCCGGAAACCCCCACTCCCGCGCCCGCGGAGCCTTCGGGCGACGCTTCACCGCCCGAAGGGTCTGAGGGCGCCGACAAGGGCCTTTAGGCCCGCGTCAGCTACTTGGCACAGTTCTTCCCTTGTTGTAACTGTGCTAACTGACACCATCAACGAGGTTCACCAGGTCATGGCTCCAGAATTCTTCAGCGTAGCGTAGCGGAGCAAAAATATTCCTTGCCTCAGACCATGGGTCCTCGTAAGGTGTCAACACACCCCAAACTCAGGAGCATCACAATGCGACGTCAAAAAATCCCCCGGAAGCGCTCCAAGAAGATCTTCTCTCGCGCTTCCAAGCCTCACCGGAAGAACATGGCTCTTGGCCGTCCCATGAGGGGCGGCATTCGCCTGTAACGTGCGTGCGCTGCTTCCATCCCCTCGAGGGATACCGCGCGACCTCGGGTGGCATCACATTTCATCGGTCCGAATCGACTGGCCTCTTCATGACAGTCCCGTGCGGCCAATGCATCGGCTGTCGTGTCGAGAAATCCAGACAGTGGGCCGTGCGCATCATGCACGAGGCCCAGCTTCACCAGGACAACCGCTTCATCACGCTCACCTACTCACCCGAACATCTTCCGCCCCTGGGCAGTCTCCGTCTTCGGGACTTCCAACTCTTCATGAAACGCCTCAGGAGGCGGACCGGTGAGAAAATTCGCTTCTTTCACTGTGGTGAATACGGCGACGACCTTGGCCGTCCTCATTACCACGCATGTCTCTTTGGCTATGCATTTCCCGACGAGACGCCTCATCGAGTCTCCGACAGCGGCCATACTCAATTTCGTTCTGACCTTCTTTCTGATCTCTGGCCACTCGGCCTACATGAGATCGGCGAGCTCACATTTGAGTCCGCCCAGTACGTCGCCGCCTACACCACCAAAAAAATCAAGCTCTCCCACGCCTCTACCGAAGAGGCCATCAACGCCTACCGGGAGCGCTACGAAGTCGGCGTCGATGAATCGACCGGCGAAGTACTCGAACTCGCTCCCGAATACGCGACCATGAGTCGCAACCCGGGCATCGCCAGGGACTGGTACGATCGGTACTCTGCCGACGTCTTCCCTCACGATCATGTCATCGTGAACGGTCACCCTGCGAAGCCCCCCCGCTACTACCTCGAGCAGCTCAAGAAACACGACGAGCGCTCTGCTCGAGCTGTCAAAAAGGCCCGCCAGCTGGCGGCCGACAAAGTCACCCGCGAACGCCTCGCCGATATCGAAGAGTGCGCCTTCGCGAAACTCACCCACAAACGGGAATTCGACGCATGAAAATCTTTACTGTCCACGACCGCGCTGCTCTAGCCTACCTCGACCCCTTCACGTCGCAGAGCGTCGGCACGGCCGAGCGCTCCTTCTCTGCAGCCGTTCAGGACGAGAATCACCACTTCCACAAGCATGCGCCCGACTTCACGCTCTACCTGATCGCGGAGTTCAACCAGGAGACCGGCGAGGTCGTCCCCGTCGACCGCGTCCTCATCGGCAACGCCGTTGACTTCCTCCCCGCCCGCGATCTCAAGGCGGTCAACGATGGCTAGAAACATCATGCCCATGCCTTCCCCTGGGAATCGCTTCTCAGAGGTCCCCCGGGCCGACATTCCCCGCTCTGCCATCGACCGCTCTCACTCCCACAAGACCACCTTCGACGGTGGCTACCTCATCCCCGTCTACTACGACAACGCCCTCCCGGGCGACACATTCAACGTCCGTATGAGCGCCTTCGCTCGGCTCGCCACGCCGATCTTCCCGATCATGGACAACCTTCATCTGGAGTCCTTCTTCTTCGCCGTCCCCATGCGTCTCGTTTGGAACGAATGGGAACGCTTCAACGGTGCCCAGGTCGACCCCGGCGACTCCACCGACTACGTCATCCCCGGTCTCACCGGGGGCGCGGTCACCGTCAACTCCATCTTCAACTATTTCGGTCTTCCGATCGGCGCGGATCCGGACGACAATCACATCTCCTGCCTGCCCTTCCGCGCCTACAACCTGATCTGGAACACTTGGTTCCGCGATCAGAACCTTCAGGACTCTCTCCTCCAGGCGACTGGCGGCAGCGGTCCCATCGCGGCCGGTAACTTCTCTCTTCAGCGTCGTGGCAAGCGCCACGACTACTTCACTTCGGCCCTGCCTTGGCCCCAGAAGGGCGACGCCGTCTCTCTCCCCCTGGGGGAGGAGGCACCCGTCCTCGGCATCGGTAAGATCGATCAGAACTACCCGTTCAGTTCTGTCTCGGTCTACACTGCCGACGGCCTCAATCCCACGTTCGACGACGCGGCCACCGCCCAGGACGACTTCTATCTCGAGGAGAACCCTAACGACCCGGGCTATCCCCGCATCTACGCCGACCTCGCGGATGCGAGCGCGGCCACCATCAACGAGCTCCGCCAAGCCTTCCAGATTCAGAAGCTCCTCGAGCGCGACGCTCGGGGCGGTACTCGGTACACGGAGATCATCCGTGCACACTTCGGCGTCACGTCGCCTGACGCCCGTCTTCAGCGTCCGGAGTACCTGGGCGGCGGTCACGCCTACGTCAACATCTCTCCCATCGCCCAGACCTCGTCCACGGACGCAACCACTCCCCAGGGCAACCTCTCAGCCATGGGTACGGCCTCTGTCCAAGGCCACGGCTTCACCAAGTCGTTCACCGAACACTCCATCATCATCGGCCTCGTATCCGTCCGGGCCGACCTCTCCTACCAGCAAGGGATCCACCGCTCCTGGTCCCGTCGCACTCGCTACGACTTCTACTGGCCCGCCCTGGCTCACATCGGCGAGCAAGCCGTTCTCAATAAGGAGATCTATGTCCAGGGCACTTCGGCCGATGACGATGTCTTCGGCTACCAGGAGCGGTACGCCGAGTACCGCTATAAGCCTTCCCTGGTCACCGGCCAGTTCTCTTCACTCGCTCCTACGTCTCTCGACGCCTGGCACCTTGCCCAGGACTTCGGATCCCTCCCCGTCCTCAATGCCTCGTTCATCGAGGACAACCCTCCCATCGACCGCGTAGTCGCGGTCCCGACTGAGCCGCATTTCCTCTTCGACTCGTTCTTCAAGTGCCGCCTCGCCCGCCCGATGCCGCTCTACGGCGTACCGGGCCTCATTGACCACTTCTGATGGCATGGCCAATAGTCGCCGCTGCGGGCATCGGCGCCGTGAGCTCGGCCGTCGGCCAGCATCAGGCGAACAAGCAGAATCTCAAGATCGCCCGCGAGCAGATGGCCTTTCAGGAACGCATGTCCAATACGGCCACGCAGCGGGCTGTCGAGGATATGCGCCTTGCGGGCATCAACCCTATCCTTGCGGCCGGCCGCCCAGCTTCTTCGCCTGGTGGCGCTTCTGCTACCATGCAGGACACTATCGGTCCCGCCGTCGAGACCGGCGTCAGCACTGCTATGCAGGGCCTACGTGTCAAAGAAGAGATGAAGCAGATCCGGGCTGCTACTAAGAAGCTCGATGCTGAGGCGGCCTCTGCCTCCGAGCTCGAGCGCATGACCCGCGATCGCGTT